GCCATCCCAGATATCTACGATATCCTGCCAGGGCGCATCGACCGTGCAATAATAGATATCGGCCTCCCCGTCAGATAATGCGAATTGATAGAAATAAAGATAAAGGCCTTCCAGATATTTAGGCTTTGACGTGGTGACTGTGCTACTCCAGGTCACGGTCCCCGTAGCGGAAAGACCGCTTGTATTATCGGTCGTGGTTAAATCAGTCCATGATGCCCCATTCCATTCTTTGGCCGTTACTGTTTGCCCAGAGGTTAAGTTTGCGTTCTGGATATAGAATTTACCACCCTGAAGGGGCCGGGTTGCGCCTACTACCCAATAAAGAGAATCGGCTTGATACGCCCTGGACGGTGGGGTAAAGGTTGAAGTCCAGCGGGCTGTGCCTTTTGTGGCACGAAATTCATCAAGCCAGCCATGTAAGTAATATGGTGTTACTTGTCCAACACGGGATGCCCCTACACTAAAAACAGCAGCATAATCAGGGACTGGGTCAGCATCAGTAACCGTGGAGCCAACCTGGGTGCCATTAACAGTTATCGCCCAGGCATTAGCCACCCCCCCCCAGCCACGAATTATAGCAATATGATACCATGTATCTACAACTGGATCAAAAGAACCAGCAGCTATAACGGTATAACTCCCGCCTGTACGTACAGTAAAACTAAGCTCATTCGTTATATGAGCAAAAAGTAAATCCCATCTTTCAGCATCACTTACCCATTGACCAAAAAGACCGCTATAAGCATTTACATCATTAAATCTTACCCAGGCTTCAGTCGTGAAAGCCCCTGTACCCATAAACCAATTGGCATGATCAGGATATGTAACATAATCAGTAGTTCCATTAAATAAGCCCGATGCTGAACCAAACTTCTTCTGGTCGGTGTCCATCTGGGCATCACCAACAGCCGTCGGCGTATGAGCAGAATCCGAACTATCGGTGAAGGTCGTTGAGGCGTCTGCTCCATCCATATGAAGGAGCAAAACGGTAGCAGAATCGTCTCCACCGCCGATTATAGCAATCTGATCGTTTGTCGTTTGGGTGTTTTGAACTTCCTTGCTGAAATCCCTGACACCTGTAATGGTATTGGTGATTGTGGTAGTGCCGGTCATAAAGGCGGCAGACCTGAGTTCATCGCCCCCCCAGATCATAGATTCCACACCATTAGCATAAATTACGTTGCCCTGAGGTGCAGGGGAGAACCGACCCAAGCCATAACCCGAGCTATCGGTATGAAGGGCAGTAGCCGTAAAATTGCCTGTGTCGGGTATAGCTGTCTCGTTCTCGTAGATTGCGGAGGCGGTTGCACCTGAGTTTTCGGCCTGGACTAAGACATGGGATTCTGCGGGCTGGTCTTTTCGGAAGTGAAAACCGTTCTTGATACGGTAGTTTGATGCGTTAATTATATTGGTGTTTATAGCCGAGTAGCCATCAACACCCTTTAACCCGTTACTCGTATAACGCAGGTTTTGAAGGGTTTTAAAATTGTCCTTACCGATTTTAAGGGGATCGAGGGCAGGTAGCCACTGGCCCTGGAACATGCTGGACAGGTTAATGAGCGGGTCGTCATCAACGGGAGGAAGCTCATTATTCTGGCTCCACATAGAATGGCTAAACCCAAAAACAAGGGCGAGAGCTGTAAAAATGATCAGCCAGAAATGTTTTTTATGGATCTGGGATATTTCTTTTAAGGATAGTGACCACATATTCCCTCACCGCTTTCTCAAACAGGGCCATATAATAATTCCCTTTGGCTTCCCGTTTGTCTTTAAAATAGGCTTTCGCCTTGACATAATTAAGGATGCAATGGTCAAAATAGGCAGGTGTCTCGATGGCACTCGTCGCTGACGTAATGCTGGTTGGGAGAGTGACGACAAATAAGATTAAGGTAGTCCCGCTTACGGTACTATCAGGGATAGGCCAGACATACAGTATGTCATTCCAGATCGTATATTGCTTGGGTCGTCCGGTTTCCCGTGTGTGTCCGAAGTCCTTGATGTCTATGCGCTTGAGGGTATGTAATCGGCGACCTGCATCTGCGGTATCACTGTCCCCGGTCGTAGTGCCGGAATCGTGGATTATCGTTTCAATGGACAGCCAGTTGCCTGCTATTGCATAATCGTAATCATCTTCTGCCAGCGCTTGTGTAGACACCGCTGTTTCAAGGCAGCGTGTCTTTGAATTAATCTCCCATATGGCCTCATTGATCCATTGCTGAAGTTCCGTATCCGACCAGAACCCGGCAGTCGTTTCGTTTATATCGTAGCGTACCCGGTCAATAACAGTCTGAACGGTAACGCCACTGGTATCGATAGTCCCGCCCCTGGCAAGGCCCAGGTAGAGAACCGTAAACAGAGCAAAAACAAGCGCAAAACAAAGGCTTATCCTTTTATTTTTTATGCGGGGCTCTCTCATGCCGTCATACCTCCGCTAAACTCAGGGCTCCCCAAATCCTGCCCCAACATTTTCCGGCTCAAATTAATGATCTTATCCTCTTCCTGCACCTGTTTTGACAGCCAGTGTTGAGCGTATAAGACCTCGATCCGGGTATTGATAAACCCCCGGCTGTTTTCCATTTCGGGTTTGTACTCCCGGCGTTGTCGTTCCGCGACCGTGATGAGGTTAGCAAGTGCCCTGTGCCAGATATAATCATGGATTTCCGGGGGGTGGGGTGGATAAGTGTCGTTATCCCACACTGAAATGTTCGGGTAGTCCTTAGTGAAATGAATGCAGATATTGTATTTATTGTTAGTCGGGCCATACCACATCAGAAAATGCTCGACCGTACTTTCGGTCATACTCGAATAATACTGCTTCCAATACCGGACTTTCTTGGGCCTTCCCGTTGAAGAAAACCACCTGCGATCTCCCGCGATCTGATCTTCACTGATAAAATCTGTGGGATAGAGGTCGAATGTTACTTTAAACACCCGCCCTATTTTCCAGCGATAAGATGCTGTCGATTCCAGGACGGATGTAGGTTCAATGGTAGTTGCGGGCAGCTTACTTCCTATATGATAAACCTGGCCCCCGGAATCGTATTCCTCGTAATTGGTTGTGGCGATAGCATCCTGCCCATCCAACCGGTCTAATGTGAATGTTTCATCATCTACATCCTGTAGTCTGTAAATCCGCTCATTCACCCGCTCCATATCTCCAAGGCCAACCAGATACACAATATCGTCATCATCGAAGCCATGCTCATCGTCCGTGCCGTCCGGGTCCTGGCTCTCCGCACTAAACACCCCTGGGTCAGCCTGAGTGACCGCGCTAATATCGGCGCAATAATGCGTAAAGAGTTCATCGTAATAGCCCCTTAACCAGGCAAGCGGCACGATATCAACATCCCGGAGTTCTCTCTCAGCCGTTATAATGGCATCTTTAATAATATGATCTAATCCCTGCTCAGTCGGATCGGCCTGGATAAACCGCTTGCATTTTTCTAATAAATCTTTGTTACTTAGTGCAGTGCTCATGATGCCTCTTCTTCTCTTTTACGTGCGTCAGCCGTTTTTTTGTTACCATCATTAAGCATTTCCTCGTACTCGGTACGGTCGCAACGCCTTAAAACAATATAAGGAAAGTGCATCCTGTAGCCTGTAATTTTCCTCGGTTGATTCGGGAGCTGTATATAAACCGGAAACGTACCGTTATCTGCACACTCCAAAAACGGCCCCGGCAAGATGACCGGTTGATCCCTTTGAATATGCAGGCATTGGCCGTTTACACTCAATGTAACGCTGTTCGGGTCTGTGGGGCTCCCCTTTGGCTGAAATTGGACTTCCCAGTAACCATCGTCTGCAATAACGCCCGTAGTCACTTCCCGCTGTTCCAGGACCACTTTAAGATCACCGTCAATGCGTCGCCTTACCGGGACCTCCTTGATCTCGGTTTTTAATACCACGCCATAATTATTATCTTTGGGGTTGACCCGCTTATGGTCTTCCTTGCTTCTATTGATTGGGGCCGGTTGATTGACGGCGGTGGCATAGGGTAAATCTTCACCAACAATCTGGCGGTGTTTAAGGATATACTTCTCAAATGTTGATAATGGAGCGCTGATGATCCGCATCCTGTTATTTTGCTCGAACTGGACCATCGCTTCTTTGTTCTTAAACGCTTGAAACTCTAAGACTTGTAGCTCTTTGACCTCTTCGGGTACTGGCATTTTTATCCCTCCTCGGGTATTTAATTAAGGGTTAGATCCTCAAGAAGGGATTCAAAAATATAGTGCTTGGCTTTACGTGTTAATCAGAGTCCCATGTATAGGCATCGAAGATGCACATTTGACCATCGGCATTGACAGTGGTATCGTTGATTAAAAAACCGGGTTTTGCAAATTCACCGGCCACCATGGGCTTGAACCCATATTTACCGCCGATGAACTGAACCTGGCCTTTGCCTGCCAGGGAAGACCCCTGGACACCCACAACGTTCAACGTGACTTCGGTTGTGGCTTCACCAGCAGCGGCAGCCAATGCAGAGATCATATAGTTTCTGCCGTCAATAATAATGGGACTACCGGGACCGATATAGGTGCCTACCACGTCCTCATTGAAATAGCCTGTATAGACGGCAGCTCCGTCCGATGTCCATTTCACGATATCATCGGCCAGGGCATCACCTGGTTCATGGGTTCTGTTTTGAGAATAGCGGTAATCCTTTCTATCCTCTTTGAGATACACTCCTTCACCATAGGTCGTAGTTCCGGCCTGGGTAGACGTCAGCACATTGCCGCCATGTCCATAAAAGGGTTGTATACCTGCACCTTGGGCCAAGTCTGCCAACGCTCCACCGTTCTCATCTCTATAAATACCTTCGATAGATAATTGACTGTCGTCGGCCATATGGCGGTTCCACCACAGATAAACGGGGGTGTTAAACTCGACATTGACGAGCTCTACTGCATCAGGGACAAACCCACAGCAAATGTAAACAGCCGCACCCGTACCGTGGAACTTTCCACATATTCGTTTCATGATAAATCTCCTTCCACTCGTTACGGGGTTATTAGTCGCTGTCCCAGGTCCAGGCCTCGAAAACACATGCCATATCGTTTTCGTTCACATTATCCTGGTTCATACGGAAGCCTGCGGGGGTAACTTCATTGGCCACCATCGGCTTATAACCGTACTTCCCACCGAGGAACTGCACGGCTCCGGTCGCAACGCCACTGACATTCAGTGTAACTTCAGTGGTAGCATTTCCAGTACCGGCGGTTAAGAGTGAAACCATGTAAAGTTTCCCGTCAATGAGAACAGGGCTACCCGCCCCACAGTAAGTTCCGTTCACATCATGGTTAAAATGACCTGTATAGCCGCTTACGAGCGTCCAGGTAGTGATATCGCCTAATGCCCCATCACCGGGAAGATAGGCCCTCTCATCCCAGAAACGGTAATCCCGCCGATCTTCCTTGAGATAATTGCCTTCACCATAGGTCGTGGTTCCAGCAGTGGTTGTAGTTAATAGATCCCCTCCGTAATATGGCTGGATACCTTCGCCCTGGGCCAAATCCAACAATGCTCCACCATCGGTATCTCGATAGACACCTTCAATGGACAGCTGACTGTCATCGGCCATATGGCGATTCCACCACATATAACAAGGGGTAGCAGTTTCCAGATTCACAATTTTAACGGCATCGGGTACAAACCCGCAGCATACGACAAGCTCTGCACCCGTGCCGTTGAATTTTCCACCTACCCATTTCATAATAAACCCTCCTGGTTAAAAAATTAGTGTTAAAAAATAAAAAACCCGTATGAGATATGAACCTCAACCGGGTTTCGATGCTGCCGACCTGAACGGTCGTTATTTAGAGTTTACAGTTTAGCTTTTAGCTTTTCAATTTCAGCCTCAAGCTCTTTGATGCGGGTTTTGGTAAGGATACCATTTTCTCTTTCAGTATGTGCAATTCTTGGCATAGCCGCAAGGTTCTCTGGGCGATTGTCATCCCTAACACCATTTAGATGGTGAACAACCCAACCTTTTGGAACTTGCTTTCCATGGTGCTTTTCCCAAACGAGATGATGTTCCTTCACAGTACCAGTGGCATTTGCAAGTCGATGATCAGGCATTCGGATAGTTACATAACCATTACTGTCTTTATGCCTTCCACCTGTCCACCAGTGGCAATCTGGGCCTCTTTTTGCAGAAAGCCTTGTTACTTCACTGTGAGACCGGATAGGTATTCCCATATCTTTAAGTCGTAGGGCAATTGTATGTCCACTTACACCGAACCGCTGTCCGATTTTTCCGGCAGCCAAGTTTCCTTCAGTGTAAAGTCTATCAATCTCAACATTATCAAGGTGATGTTTCCTGTAATTAAGCCTATTGTTTTTACCTTTCCGAAATTCGGAAGCACAAGAGAAAGAACAGCAGGCATCACCTTTCAAACGCAAGCTGATAGACTTGCGAAGAGAAAAGCCCTTCCCGCAAACAGGGCAAGTTTTTTGAACCCTACCAACCTTAGTTTGATATTCACCAGTACATTTCTTAGAACAAAACTTAGTGATACCAATTCTTGAAGGTCGGACACTAAACTCTTTTCCGCAATTCAAACAATTTTTATATGCCATAATTACCTCCTAATGTTTTAGAAAGCATTATGACACATCACATCTTGAATGTCAACTACACAATCCAACTTAATTAAACCATAATTGGATACTTGCGTAGTCAATGTTGTATATTAAGGTTTATAGCCAACTACCTGATTTAATTATCAACTTGGTGTACTCGTCGCAGCGATTTCAGCTCGGGCCAGCCAATTCTGATTGAGAATACAGGCTGTCTGGTACGTTTTCCACGAAACGAAACCACTCTGACCTAACGGGTTAGAATGACTGACCGTAGTGGGATTAATCACATACGGGGTCACAGCACCCTCACCTTGCAGCGGAACCAGTGCGAAACAGTCCTGAGCAAAGAATAACAAGGGGTACACATCACAAGCCGTAGAGGAACTAACAGCGGCCCCACCAGACAAATACGTGGTTCCGGCCAACCCTGCAGCGAGCCATGGCTCAAAAAGCTGCGTAAGAATAAACCGGAAAGTTTCGACCTTACCTATCTCGTGTGGAAGTGCCCCATCAGAGTTTGAATACTGTTCTGTGGGCACAAACCCCTCTAAATTACGAATATCGCTGTCCAGGTCGGTAGAGCCCAAAGCGAAAAACGCAGCGGCAACCGGCTCGGTAGAGATCTTCACAGAGGCTTTGTTGATCTTTGAAATAAGTTTAGCTTTCTGTTTTCTGAATGACCGGTAGATTAAGCGAAGATCGCCACGGGTTATGGGTGAATTGACAGTAGCTCGGCTGGCCCCGCTATTGGCGTAAAAGACGTTTGTGCCGGCCTTTGCTACGGCTATCCTGACTACTTCGATGGTTTCTGCCGCCTGTTCGCCGCAAATATCCATATACTCACTAAGAATAGAATCCTCATGGGTATCCACGATTACATCAGTCAGCTCAACCAAATCTCCATATTGCTCAAGTGTGCATTCAACGTCCGTCTTGGTCATCTTACGACCAGCCGGGGGGATACCCTCAGCCAGAGGCGCATCGGCTCGCGCCAGGGCCTCATATCGACGGAATTTAAGGGTTTTGGTTTTGTGTTTTGGCAGCGGTCTTGCCTGTCCAAAACGCTCGATAATCATGTCATACTGACCGCGCTCCAAGAGTTTTCTTGCAGCAAAGCCAGCGGTACGCGGGCTAATATCCCCGTACTTATTGATGTTTCCCATTAAAGTTACCTCCTGAAAATGAAATTAGATTAATAAAAATGTCAGGGAACTCTAATGGTAGGTTCTCGATTATTATGAACAGGTTATAAACCTGATTATACGGGGGTGCTGTTGGGGTCCCAGAAGATGTTTAAGGCACCGCACCGAGGGCATTTCGCCTCGATTGGCTTACCGGGAAAATCACCCTTGGCAATCATCCGGTTGCAAAGCCTGCCACTGTCATCAACGCGACCGCATCGCAACTCGTTATTGTAATTGACCGAACCTCTGATGGGTGTCTGTTTTTTGACCTTTTTAGCCATGATTATTTTTTCTCCTCGTTAAACCCCGCAGAAAAATCATCATCAACACCTTCCATATCGCTCAACCCCGGAATAGTTGGTGTCTGTTTTTTGGCTTTCTTGAGGAGCTTGTCAGCCTTTTCCTTTTTTATCTTGGCATCGGCTTTTGCCTTATCGTCAGTCTCTTTTTTCTTTCCGGCATCCTCGGCAGTAATGCTACCCTCTTTGTAGAGGCTGATAACATCGATCATATCCATGGGGTTCCC